ATGACAGAAAATCGACTACCACCACACCTATACAAAGTTTTCAAGTTACTACCGCTTGGAATGGAATTGCCTATCACGGGGACAGATATTGAACGGCTGACAGGCTTGGACATCCGAACCATTAGGGAACATATTCGCCAGCTTATTGTTGATTATGGTATACCCGTATGCGGTGGGCGAGATAACAAGCTAGGGGGCTACTATATCCCCCAGAATGAAACAGAACGGCTTGCAGGAGTGCTACCACTACAACGGCAATACGACCAAGAGCATAAGCGTATCCACGCGCTTCTTACCGCTGATTTACAAGACTGGAGGAAGTACAGAGATGAGGCTTGAACTAACCGCACAAAGTGAAACGGACCTAAAAACGGGCATTCTGGAGCTTATAGGGAACTATCTGGAGGCGCGTGAGATGGTCAAGCCAAGGGTTACAGGGCTAATTACAGCCCAGCAAGTCAAAGATGAACTAGACATAGAATACAAGACTTTGAAGCGGTGGGAGGATAACGGGCTGAGACGATACCAACCACCGATAGAGGACACTAAGAAAATATTTTATAGGATTAGTGATATTTTGATATTTTTGGGGGTGGAGAATGGCAAGGTATAGCATACACCCAGCAGACAGCGGCGGACACTACCACGATATTAAACTTTATAAAGATCGTCGCCCAACCCTGGACCAGCTAAAGGAACAGCAAAGGCTTAAAAAGCTGAAGAAGAAACGGAGAAAGGGGCGATAATGTGGCAATTTACGAGGCTAGGGGCTTTCAGAATAATCTAGTCTATCCGTTTGATAGGTTAGAACCGTTTGAGTATATCGCACAGTTTAGACCTATGAAAGTACCTGAGGGTGTGGACATTGAACAATTCAAACGCACACAAGCCCCCTACTGTATCAGTGGCAAAGTCACAGCAGATAAAAAAGGCACTCATAGGCGGAATAATTCAAGCCTAGTCTATCGTGATTTGATTTTCTTGGACTATGACGAGCTAGAAGCAAGCGTAGACTTTCCCAGAATCGTTTCTGAGGCACTTTCTGACTACTCTTATATCATTTACCCGACAATCAAACACACGGCTAAAAAGCCCCGTTATAGGCTTGCAGTGAAGCCTAGTCAAAAGATGAAAGAAACGACCTACAGGGCAACAGTGCAAGAGATAGCTGACAAAATCGGACTACCTTTTGACCTTGCTAGTCTTACATGGTCACAGTTGCAAGGCTTACCCGTGACGATTGGAGATCCAGAAGAATATCAGAAAATTATCCACAGGGGGAGCGATTACCCTATTCAAGCGGTATTGGATAAACAGCCGACAAAAAAGGCTGTAACTACTGCTTACACCCCACGACCTAGCGGGCACCGTTCAATCACTATGAGGGTTATAGATACGCTTTTCAATGGTTTTGGAGATGAAGGCGGTAGGAATGTGGCAGTTACCCGATTTGTGGGCTTATTGGTTGGCAAATGGGTCAACTGTGATATACCGACAGCGTGGGAGCTTACCAAGATAGCCAACAGCGTGACGGCTGAACCATTGCCGGATAGCGAACTGGAAGCAACGTTTGAAAGTATTGTAAAAACAGAAATTAGAAAGCGAGGGTTAGGAATATCGAACTAGAACAATTACAGGCAGAACTTGACCATGCGACAGCATGGGCAGAGTTTTCAGAGCCTACAAGCATGAAGGAACTTTATAACACATTATACGAACTTGGTACAATCTGGAGAGAAGAACACCAGTACACAGTCAACGAGGGCAAGAAGAATGAAAAAATAGTAATTCCAATCCCAGAAGTTAGTACCGTAGCTAAGTATTTGCGACAGGTTTGTCACTTTGCTTTCATCTCCACGGGTGACAGTTCGGACAAGTCACCGCTGTACTTGTATCACTACGACAAGGGTGTATATACTGATAGCGTGGACTTATTCAACAAACTATGTGCTAAGTTTGACAGCAGGTTAAAACCTAGAGCATGGGCAGACATTCGGGCGTTCATTCGGACAACTACCCGAATTTCCAAACCTTTCAGCGACCACACACGCATACCCGTAGCAAACGGGGTGTTTAATCTCAAGACAAAGCAATTAGAACCATTTAGCCCTGATTTTGTTATCACAAGTAAGATTAGAACGGCATACAATGGAGCAGCAAGAAAACCAATACTAGATGGCTGGTTTGACTTTGAACAATGGCTAGACATTATTGCATGCGGTGACAGTGAAATATATGCTTTATTGTGGCAGATCATGAATGAAGCTACCAACCCAAATAGGACACGGGGAAAACTTGCAATTCTATTAGGTGACGGTAACAACGGTAAGGGCACATTTCAAAGCCTACTGATGAACCTGATAGGAGCGGACAAAGTGGCAACCTTACGCCCCGACCAATTCGAGGGGCATAACCTAGCCAGCTTATCAGGTAAAGTTTGTAATATCGGTGATGATATTTCTAACAGATACATCGATGAAGTTTCTGATCTGATGAGTATTGTGACAGGCGACACCGTGACAATTAACCCGAAACACCAACAACCCTTTGAGTTGAGTTTAAAACTATTCTGTTTGTTTTCTGCTAACGAGTTGCCAAGAGTTCGGAACAAGTCACAAGGCTGGTATAGACGGCTTTGTATTGTACCGTTCAAAGCGGATTTTAATGGCCAGAAAGAACGCCCAGAGATTAAAAACATATTCTTGAAAGATACAGAGCTGTTAGAGTGGGTACTATTTAAAATCTTGAATATGCCAGCGTTTGACAAGTTTATTGAACCCGAAGCAGTGACCAAAGAGATTGACAGCTACAAGAAAGAAAATGACTACTTATACGCATTTGTGACGGACGACTATACCGAACGGGAATTACATTTGATAGAGCGTGTTCCCCTGAAATGGATAAAAGAAGAATATCGGACTTTTTTAGCTGAGAATGACCTATCGGCACATATTCCGTACAGTTTCGGGAAAGACCTTGTAAGAATTTTGAGGGTACACACAGGCGGTAAGTATTCACTCAGACAAGGCAGATTGAAGAAAAAAGAAGCTGAAGTTTTTCCCTATCCGCTGACCATTGCAGAGTACACCGAATACCCTTTACGGTTGGTTGAAAAAGATGAGTAGATTTTGTAGTCGTTGTAGTCGTTCTGTAGTCGTTGTTTTTTTGGAGAACGACTACACAATTTATTCAATCATATCAAGGGTTTACGTGTTGTTTGTAGTCGTTGTAGTCGTTGTTTTTTAAGTATGTATATAGGGAAGTAAAAAAAGTGCTATATATAAAAAATAAAACTTTTTTTGAAAAGAACGACTACATTCACTACAAAGTGGCTAAACCCTTACGGGACAAGGGTTTGACAGTGTAGTAGTTCTTTTCAAAAAAGAACTACTACATCCTAAAAGTTTACATAATTTATCTTAAAGTGAGGAAAAACATGAAAATTAAACTATTAAAAAACTTGGCTAAAGAAAGCCCGCAAGATTTTGAAGAGCGAGTAAACGAGTTCATGGCAACCGTTGAAGTGGTTGACGTAAAAATCACTATGGCACCGGCGGGGCATTCTGACAGCTTTGGCACAGTAACACATATACTAGTCTTATACAAATAACAGAAACGGAGAATGATAACATGACATTAAAAACATTTTCAGACACACCAAACACATTTACATTTAACTACACCTTCAAAGACCACGACACCGCACAAGTTGCAGGGCACGCGCTTATGGGCTACATGACAGGAACATTTGAGCAACCAGCTATCGAAGTGCATTATAAGAGTGACAAAGTGGGCGGAGATTACAACCGTTTGGCAGTGGAATATGTGGCAGACACTGAACTTACTGAAATATTCCAGCGGATTTGTGACAGTTTCCAAGATTACTACACCGACCCTGAGAAAAAACTTGAAGACCAGTACCGCCTGGAACGCACGGAACAACTCAAACAGTCAGAGGACTTTGACAGCCTACTGAAAAAGGTGGTGGCTTATGAACTGGAGTTAATAGACTATGGAGAACGTTTGCTGAGTGATGACCCTATTCCAATGGATTCAGAGACAGGCTACTCAACACTAGACTTAATTGGTGCTAAGGGTGTGGGGCTATTCAAGTCACTGGACGAAGATAACGAATACAGCGGGCTTGCTTATTACAACGCTGAGGCAGAATAGCAGAGAGAGGCAACCGCCTCTTTTTGTGCTAAAATTAGAGAGGAATAACATGATGAAAAATAAAGGCGGTAGACCTACAAAAATGACACAAGGAACGGTAAAGAAATTAGAGGAAGCATTTCTAAGAGGGCTAAGCGATGAAGAAGCTTGTTTGTATGCGAATATTTCAAAACCAACCCTGTATGATTATTGCAAGAAAAAACCACAGTTTACTGACCGAAAAGAACTACTTAAGCAACGTGTTAAAACACGAGCTAAACTAAATATATCAAAAGCGATTGAAGACGGGAATGTGGACTTGTCAAAATGGTACCTAGAACGGAAAGATGCCGAATTTAAGACTAAGACAAAACTTGAACATGATGGTATGGTATCCGTTGCGCCTCATAATCCATTTGAAGATTTGACGGTTGAAGAGTTACGAGCAATCATTGCTGAAGATGCGGGATAAATACTATTGGTTGAGAGGGTTATCTAGGTGAAGTACTTCGGCAATTTCTAAAACGACGAATAGACGAACGTATGGAAGCGCGTGATTACACAAAAAAAGCCAGCACGCTTGTACTGACCGTGATGTAATTAACTCTAATAATATTATATCACAGCGGAGGGCGCTGACTTGTGCAAACAACTAGCAAAAAGAAAACTAAAGGAGTTTCCCCGCTGGTGCAGGGTGGCAGTCCTACATCATGACCAAATACAGATAGGTGATGATTGGACTGTAAAGCTGTTTGAGTTTGACCCTGAAGACTACAAGGGCAAGGTACACGGCTGGCAACGTGAGGCACCAAACGAGGTCAACGAGATTTTGAAAGCTATCAACACGATAGCTAAACCAAGACATCAGGCTATACTTATCATGAGTTATATATTGCCCGAAAAGATACGATCAGCAAAGCAGGCACAACGACTTGGGATAGCTGAAAGCACTTACTACTTGGCTAAAAATGAAGCTTTGAAAGAGTTCGCCGGTCAGTACCGAGATGGCTCACTATTGCAGTACTTGGATAGTTAAGTTTGAAATCATTCGCAAATACCCCCAACTTTTTTAATCGGGGGTGGGTTTGTTCGGAGTTCTACAACGCCGCCCTCTTCCGTGCACAATTTTCCCTTTTTGAAATTTTGGATACAGTAAAACACAGTAGGAAACAGTAGAAGCATGATATAATACACTTATCAGCAATCAAAAAAGCGTACCGAATGGATACGCTAGTCCTTGCCTGCTGAACTCATTATTTTTAGTCTATCATGCTATAAATGATAGGCTTTTTTTGTTCCCCTTTTTGTACACTTTCTAGGGAAATGTAACGCTGTATAAAGTTTACACTTTTTTTCAAAAATCCAGTAAAATCAACTAAAAAGGCGTGTAAAGCAACCAAATGCTAAAGCCAAGCATACCTTATCACAAAATGGTATAATGGAAGGTACAATGTTTGAAAGAGGAAGACGATGAAATTACAAGAGGGAGTAGATCTTCATTTTATTGATACAGATCAGTTTACGACAAATCGTATACGTATTCGCTTTGCAGCTGAAATGAGTGAGGCTACAGTTGCTGGTCGTGTGTTAGTTGCAAATATTTTTGAAATGGGTAACCAAGAATTTCAGACTGCTCAGGCTGTTCGGAGAAGATTGGCAGAATTGTATGGTGCTCAGTTCTCGACCTCAGTTTCGAAACGTGGTAGGGTGCACTGTGTAGATGTGACAATTTCATATGTCAGTCCTCGTCACTTACCAGAAAATGAGGATATTACAGTGGAGATTCTTGATTTTTTATACACATGTATATTTAGACCACTGAAAAAGGGGCGAGGATTTGATAGCCAGATTTTCGAGGTTGAAAAAACGAATTTAATCAATTTTCTTCAGTCAGAGATAGAAGATAATTTTTATCATGCAGATGTTGAAATGAGTAAGCTTTTTTATAAAGATCCCTCTCTTCAAATTCCACGCGTCGGTAGGCTTGATTTGGTTGAAAAAGAAACAGCAGAATCAACTTTTCAGATTTATCGGAATATGTTGCGTATGGATAAAATTGATATATTTGTCTTAGGGAAGGTTGACAGAGAACAAGTCAAAAGAAAACTTGAAGATTTTGGTTTTACTTATAGAAATCCAAAATTAGAGTTAGAATATAATCAGGAATACTCAAACATCACGCAAGAAAAAATCGAGCGTAAACAGGCAAGGCAGTCCATTTTGGAATTGGCATATCATTTACAAGTAGTTTACAACGATGTAAACTATCCGGCTTTGATGGTATTTAATGGTCTACTGGGTGCTTTCTCCCATTCGAAGTTATTTATGAATGTTCGTGAGAAAGAAAGTTTGGCCTATACAATTGGCAGTCAGGTTTCTATTTTTTCAGGAATGCTGAAGGTCTATGCTGGAATTAGCCATGAAAACAGACTCAGGGTAATGAAGTTAATTAGTAAACAACTACTTGATTTAAAATGTGGTAAGTTTACAGAAGAAGAATTAGAGTTGACAAAAAACATGTTGATTCATTCAGCAACCTTGGCTCAAGATAGGCAGAATAATTTGATAGAACAAGTATATAATCAAGTTACCTTAGGAAATAGAAATTTAAGTTGGTTAGATTGGATTGAGGCTATCAAATCGGTATCAATAGAGGATGTCATTCGAGTAGGACAGATGATTAATTTACAGGCTGTTTACTTTATGGAGGGAACAGAAGAATGA